GTAATAGGAATAGTAGTTGTCCACTTTGCAGGAACACCATAAATTGCATCAATGTTGGCATTTGCAGGATCAGTTATTCTGCCTTCAGCATAAATAACATTACCATTACCATCTTTGATGCTTCTAAGGGTTTGCTTTTCTCGTGGATTTCCGACCCAACCATTAATTCTTCCATAAGCAATCTCAATTTGATACATAGCTTCTGTAATATCATCAAATGTAAGGGTTGCACTGAGGTCAGTGTTCTTTACATAAGGATGATAGTAGAAACCAGTAGGCTGTTGTCCACCAGTACCTTCAAGGAAAGCAAGGTCTTCAGCCAAGGCAATTTGATCTACCATTTCCTGAATTATAACATTATCAACACTTGGATTTGCATTTTCCAGAAGTTCTCGTGAGAGTTTCTGGAGGCTTTTCAGCTTCTTCAGTTCTAATGATACTTGGCCCCAAGTGGCATTGGTATCTTCAGACATTTGAGCATTCTCAGTACCCCAAGAGGTTGAAACAGATGAGTCAAGACGATTTATTACCATCTTGTCATTCATATCAATAACTTGGACACCAGGCATACTACGTATAACTGATTTTTCTTTTAAGAGTTCTATAATTCTAGCTTCTGTTTTTACAGGAACTAAAAATCCACCAGTTGTGCCTGTGGATTGTGCATAGGTTTTGTAGATTACTAGCTCAGTTGCAGCATCTGTCCAATCACCTAAAGTTGCACCACGGACGTACTTGGCAAAACAATAGTTTTCATCTTTCACTTCTACTTCAGTCTCAGTAATACTCTTACGAATATCAGCTTCTCGACTAATTTTATCTGAAAGATTTTTCTTAAAAGATTCAAATTTTTTCTTTGTAATCTTCATAATATCTCCAAAATAGTTTTAACCATTTATTGCGTTATCAACCAAAGCCATGAGATCTTCTTCAGTGACTTCAATTTCTTCATCATCTTCATCTTTAAATTTCTCATCAAGCATAGCAGAAATTTTATCAGTAACATTGGTTGTAACTTTGTCAACAATAGAAGCCTCAAGTTTTTCAAGGTCTTCTTTATTCATTAAATTAACCGCAGGCTTTGGGGTTTCTTTTGCCTCAACAGGTTCTTCAACCTTAACAGGCTCTTCAACCTTAACCTCAGTTCCTTTTTCTTCTTTCTTTTCTTCTTTCTGTTCAGTCATTTCTTCTTCCTTTTTTTCTATTTCAATATTAACTTCATCTTGTTTATTACTTTTAAGGACAGCTATTGATGTTAAAACTTCAATGGCTTCCGAAGCATCAGGAGGAACAAGATCTTTATAATCAGCAAGGACATCCAAACACTTAGCAAGATTGGCTATTTCATCTTCACCCATATGATCTAGCTTTTCATCTTTTAGGAAACCTTGAATGGTTGATACAGACTTTTTGATTTCATCAACTTCTTTTTCACTTTGTTCGTCTGTACCAGTAAGGGACTTTTGTAAAGAGTAAACTTTATTTTGAGAGAATTCGCCCTTTTCTGCTTTTTCTTCAATGGAGAAGTTGCAATTAACATCCCCTCCCCATTCATAAGAATACATATTAAAATTAAAATCAATAGGACTAATGTCTTTACCATTAATTTTAATTGTAGTCCCTTCAACTGTGCCGTTGCTTTCAATCTTTATATCTGCATCGGCTTTACTGAACGTGCAAGGGCTGGAGTTGATGGAACCATCATCTTCATTTAGATTTCCAGACAAATCTGATTTTAGATTTTTTACAAAAAAGAAGGGTCTTAGGTTTGCCCCTATATCAACCAAACTCACTTCTTTGATTTCTGGATCCGTTAATTTTCTTATTGCCATATACTTTTTATTCTCTGTAATAATATATACAAAACATCCTCTTCTATAAAACTATACACTATTTGTTAATAGGATTGTATATAAGTCTAGTTCCATAAAGTGTATAGTTTTATAGAAAGAGAATTTTTTTTATGTATTTTTTGAAAATTTTGACTATAATAAGACAGAGCACATGTAATCTTTATGGAAACTAAGTAGGAGTTATGGGCAAAGAAGAAAAATTTGAAAAATACAAAGGATATGTTATAAAGGTAGCATCAAGATTATGGGAAACATGGGATAATAAAGAGAATTCTGGTATACAATATATGTCAAAAGAGGACATTGTACAAGAAGCTTATATAAAGTTATGGGAAATTCTTGATAATATTGATGAAACACATACAGACTCACAAATAATAATGTTTGTTATTACAAGCACAAAAAACCATATTCTAAATATGTTTAGAAATGCATCCAGATTAAAGAAGGCAAGTTTCGTAGAACATAACAATGTTGATGATATTCCTTGTGAGGATGTTCATACCAATACAATTGAACAAAGGGTTATTAGTGAGTTTTTTAATCATTTAAACAAGACAGAACGGCAATTTGTAGACTTATTGCTGGAAAAGACACCTGATAAAAACATATTAACAACCTTAAAATGGAATGAAAAGACACTTAGGGGTAAAAAACTTAAATTTAAACAAATATTAAAGGACATTCAGAATGGGTACAAATGATTTTTATGTAATAGATTTACCAGATTTTAATGTTAGCAAAGAGGATATTGAAAAAAACTCTGCCCAAGCTCCTGGAGAAACCATGGTTTCCGGGTCGCTTTCAAATAACAGTGTTTTATATAGTAAATTAAGTAATCCTCAAGAAATTGATGCTTGGATTGATTTGTATAGAACAGATGTATGGATAAAAGCAGCTTCTTTTGCAATTGCCAGAGTAGTAGCAACATTGCCTATTAAGTTATATAAGAAGGTAAAAGATGGTACAGGGGAAAAATTTGACCCTTATGTTCAAGAAATTGATAGTCATCCTATACTTGATTTATTAGATGATCCTAACCCAGACCAATCAAAATTTGATTTATTTGAAGCTTTAAGCATATATTTAGATACCGTAGGTTATGGTTATTGGGAAGTTGTTTATGATAAAGGCATAAATAATACAGGAAGAATGAAAAGGCCAGCAGAATTATATAATATTCGGCCTTCATTATTAACCCCTGATCTTGATTCAAATAAACGAAAAGTAACAGGATATACATACCAATCTAAAAAGTGGGGTAAAAAGAAACACTTTGGAACTCATGAAATTGTTCCTTTTAAGTATTTTAATCCTCTTAATGACCTAATTGGACAGGGATCAGCACAGCCCGCAGCTGATGAAATTCAAACAGATAATGCCATGTTACAATGGAATAAAGACTTTTTCCTTAAAGGCACTATTGATGGAATGATTACTACTGATAAGTCATTAAGTCCTAAAGAAGTAAAAGATTTCAAGCGAGACTGGAATGCTTCTCAAAGAATAGGTGGTAGAAATACTATTATTGCTAGTAAAGGTCTAAAATATGATCACTTTGGGGCAAAACCTAATGAAGTAGACTTCCTTGCAGGACGCAAAGATAATAGAAATAGTATTTTAAGCTGTATGGGTGTTCCTGGTGTTAAGGTAAATATACTAGAAAATGCTACAAAGGATAATTATAAACTACAAGAAGAGGACTTTAATAGAAATACAGTTGTTCCTCGATGTATAAAGATAGCCAGTTCCTTAAATAAAAAGCTGCTTCCCCTTTACCATGATTTGGCAAATAAAGGGATGGAAAAGTCCCCTTACTTCCTGGCTTTTGATACTACTTTACTTCTTAAAGAGGATAAAGATAAGCAAAGTAAACGAATTACCCAAGAAATAGCCCATAGTTTGAAAACACCAAATGAAGGACGTAAAGAAATGGGCATGGAGCCTATGGAAGATGAACTTATGAATAAAACCTATATGCATAAGACTCTTGTTCCTCTTGAGATAATTGAAAAACTTGCAGACCAAGAAAACAACAAACAAACTAAGGATATTTCAGATATAGTAAGTTCTGAGGAAATGGATAGTAGGAAAGAAGACAGTAAAGATATGAAACATTCCATTGAAGGAACAGATTAAAAGTATGAAAATTGGTGATTATACATTTGAAGAAATTATTAAGTCCAGGATATTAAAAGATCCTGAAATAATATATCAAAAAGTTAAGGAGAATCCTTTTGCACCTATTATTTCAAATAATGTGTGTATAATTAGTACTAAATTTTTACGTGAAGTAATGGAAGCCCATTTAAGTAATAAAGATAGAGCCATAGTCACAGATGTAGAATCCCTTGATAAGTGGAGCTTTTCAAGAGATCATTTTACTGATGATGACTGGACGGAAATACAATAAATTGACAAGGAAAAACTATGCGATTAGAAGAATTAACGATAGAAAATGTTAAAGAGTTAGATGCTAAAATACTAAAAAATCTACAAAGTAGGGCTGAACAGTTATTTAATTCAACCACTTCATGGAAATTACATATTAATAAGAATCAAATGGGGCTTAATGACCCCATTGAAGAAGGTGTTTTTCTTAACAAATGTGCTATTTTATATACAGAATTACATAAAAGAAAGTTAATTGATGAAAGATCCTCTTTGGATACTAAATTAATTAAAAAAGCTGTTAAAGGCATTGATACACAGGACTTACCTATTTTAACAGTAAAAAAGGGAGTAGCCCATATTGTGGGTGATTTTGTTAACAATCCTGTTAGGTCAAGTACTGTTAATATGATTATTGATGAGGATTTTCCTCCTGAAATCCATAAAAGAATAAAGGAAATTGTTCAAAAAGAAACAAATAAGGTCGTTGTTTTAGACAATTCTTATGGGACTAATGCAATTCCTTTATATGACTTGGTATTATTGCCTCAAATTGGGACAAAAACAGTTGAAGTGTCTACAATTAAAAAAAATAATGATAATGATGGGATATGTCTTAATTTTATTAAGGCTGACAAATCTAATAAAAAAGAGGAAAAGGATGTTGCATTTACTAAAAACGAGGAACAAAGAATAGTAGGGGGCATTGTCTGGGAACTTGGTTCTCCTGATAAAACAGATGCTGAGGGTGATTTTATTGATGATCCTGCTGATATATGGAAATGTTTGAAGTCTTTTGCCTTAAATGGGCATGAAATTCACTTTATGCATAAGAATGAGAAGCGGAATGTAACAGTACTTGAAAGCTTTATGGCTGAGGAAGATACTATAAAAGGGGGGGAAATAATACCAGCAAATGCTTGGTATGTAACAGCTTATGTTGAGGATGATGATTTATGGGAAGCCTGTAAGGATGGTTCTTTGACAGGCTTTAGCATGTCAGGCAGGGCTACTGCCATAACTCTTGAAGAATAAAATAATTTTATCCTTGATTTCTACATTTACTCCTACTATAATAACCCTGTAAGACTTAACCCAATAAGAAAGGAACAAGTATGAAGGCTAGACTAAAGAACAATGAACCATTCACACCAGTAACCATTGAGATTACTTTTGAAACTCAAGATGAACTTGATCTCCTTGGAGCATTGTTTAATACAAGTGATTTTGACCAAGCCTGTGCAAATATTATTGGACAAGAAAACTTTTTATTTGATGATAGCATATGGGAAATACTAGAACAAGCTGGAGCAAACATCAATAAATATAGTGAAGGTTTTGATGGTATTTTTAGACATAATGAATAAAAAAACTGAAAAATATTTAGAACAAGTATATACAAAAGGATATTTCCAAGGATCAACAGATACTTGTGCATCTTTAATTGTGATGTTAAAAAAAGAAGCTGAACACACAGAAAGTCTTACTATAAAAGAATTTATTGCTATTTGTAAAGACATATATGTTGAAACGTCTAAAAAAGCTAAGTAAGGCTAAAAGGAAAAATATGAATACCAAAAAATTTGTAGCCTTTGGCTGCACTCATTGCCCCCTTCAGGATGAGAGAGCTATAAACTGGTTAATAAAAAACATTCAGGAATATAAACCAGATTATGTTATTCATTTAGGGGATTTATTTGAGGCGTCGTCTGCCAGCAGGTGGGATAATGAGGAAAACTTTACATTAGCAGATGAGTTTCTTTCTGCAAATGAAATGCTTCTAAATATCCTTAGACACAGTAGTAATGCTAAATGTATTTTTGTTCCTGGCAACCATGATTATAATATTATTGCAATTAACAGGATTGATAAAAAATTAAGGGGTTTATGTGATTGGCGAAAAGAACACAATATGCCTGAACTTAAAAATTGGGATATTCCTTGTGAATATAGTTATGATAGGAATAGAGGAGTTTTTAGATTAGGACAAGTTACTTTTTCCCATGGTTATGAAGCAGGAGCCAGTGCTGATGAAATGCATAGTATTTTGTTAGGTGTGCCATATGGACTGTATGTAGGGGCACATACACATAAAGGACTTCCAATAACCCAAGCACAAAGAACAAAAGCTGTAAAGTTGCCTTATTGGTATACCAATGTAGGATGTACAAGAAATTTGGATCCTGAGTGGTGCAATCGTAAAAGGACTTTTGAATGGACACAAGGTCTAGTTAAAGGGGAAGTTATGGTTGATTCAGGGGCTTCGTCTTGTAGAGCAAGATATTCTACAGCATGGGAAGCAGAATCATTAACTTTAAAAACTAAGTCAGAATATACACAAAAATGAAATTTTTACTTTATATTGTATTTGTTATTTTATTAATACCAAACGTTTTATGGGGAATTGTAGTATGTGATGTTCCTGCTGAACATGAATTTAATTACTTATCTCCTTTTAATGGCGTAGGTTACTTATCAACAGTAGGAGGAACATCTGGGGTTTTAATTAATTCTAACTGTGTTTTAACAGCAGCCCATGCTGTTTCAAGTATTTCTGGACATACATTCACATTATATTCAGAAACAGGAACAAATGTATATGGAATTAATGCAAAATATGTTCATGAAAGCATTGATTTAGCCATACTCAAACTTGATAGAAACACAAATCTCAATGGTTACAGTATTAATACTGAGCTAAATGAGGTAATGCAAACAGTTTATGTTGTTGGTTATGGAAACAGTGGTGTTGGTGAGACCCAGGCAAGTTTATATCCAAAAGGGGTTGGTAGATATGGAACAAACCAGATTATGCGGATATATGCAGGATTACTAATTTATGAATTTAATAATAATGGCACTGATGTTATGGTGTCTTTTGGTGACTCAGGTGGGCCTACATTTAATCAAGATATGAAAATAGTAGGAATACACGTAGGGGTATCTGATTATGATGGTGATGGTATTCCTGCTGAATATGATGATAGGGGTTATGATGCCAGAATTGCTGCTTATTACCTATGGATTTTTGAAACACTGGCAAATGATGTGCTGTTATTAGGGGATGCTAATCATGACGATGTTGTATCAGCAGGGGATTATGCTTGTGTACAGTCCAACTTTGGGAATGTAGGAAATATAGGAATTATGGGAGATGCTGACTTAGATGGTGAAGTATCAGCCGGGGATTATGCTTGTATTCAGGCTAATTTTGGGAATGTTTATACACTTCCAATACCAGAACCAATGCCTTGTCTCCTTTTTTTTGGTATTTTTTTAATTAATAAAAGACATAAATAATTTTATTTTCTTGTTTTTCTTTTATAATTATACTATAATAAAGTAAATGAATTATAAAATTATATGTAATGAGGAAAGAAAACTATGAATACAAGTGATTATGAGCAGGAATGCCAGTCTTTATATACTGAATACTATGATATAGATTTTTCTCTCCTCCCAATGACCAAAGAACATGATGGTATTAGCACTTATTTTTATGAAACCCTATTGTTTTTAGAAGATCCATTCATGCCATCAAAAGAAATATGGCTCACATTTGATGATGACACAGTCCCTGTTTGTATATGGTGTGATGATGAATGGAATTACTTAGTATCAAATGTGGTAAAAGAATCAATTATTATGATTTATGAAATATGTGTTCATGAGCATAAATGTTTACAAAAAGAGAAAATTATTAACTCCAAGGTCTGTTTATCTGACACACAACACTTTATTACTAATGTTCCACCTTCAATTGAAGTGCCTAAAATTAATGAAAATATTAAAAAAGATGATGATAAAGATGGGATAAAAAATAGTGAAAAAGAAAAGTCTTTATGGTGGAAAAAGATAATTAATAAAATTTTACCATACTTAATTATTTGTTAAGTAAACTATAGAAAGGAAATAATGAACAAACAAGGAGACTTGGGTCTTAAGAACATCATCATACAGGGCGATTGCCTTGTAGAGATGAAAAATATCCCTGATAATTCAGTGGATATGGTTCTTACAGACCCGCCATGACTTTATGGCACTACTGCTTGTAAATGGGATTCTATAATACCCTTAGAACCAATGTGGAAACAGCTTAAAAGGATAATTAAGCCTAATGGTGCTATTGTAATGACAGCCTCACAGCCGTTCACCACAACTCTGATAGCGTCTAATATGAAGATGTTTAAATATTGTTGGGTGTGGGATAAAGGAGTTGGTGTAAATTTCTTTCACGTCAAAAGACAGCCTTTAAAGGTGACAGAAGATGTATGCGTGTTCTTTCAAAAACAACCAACCTATAATCCGATAAAGACTCAAAGGGAAAAGTCTATAAAGAAGACTAATAACAACGCCGGAGAGTCAAGTGGGTACAAAATTGACTCCGCTTCTGATAAATACATTGGAAGAGTATATGAAGACGCATACCCAACTGTTATGTTAGCATTTAGTAGTAGAGCAAAGGATGCAAGAGGACTCCACCCCACACAAAAACCAGTAGCCCTCGGTCGATACTTAATCCGTACTTATACGAATGAAAATGAGACCGTTTTGGACTTCACTGCGGGCAGTGGTAGTTTCGGAGTTGCGGCAATTTTAGAAAACCGTAAATTTATAGGTATCGAATTAGATGAAGGATACTTTGAGATTATGGAAAAACGGATTAAAAAAGCAAAAGAAGAGGTTGAACTTGATGAGAATTATTGGAAAATAGTAAGGGAAAGACTAATGAAAGGAAAGAAGAATGGAACGTAAAAAAGTAGTATCATCAAACATTAAATCAATTGGATGGAAGAAAGGAACACTTGAAATTGAATTCAATACTGGTGTAATATATCAATATACAGGGGTTCCTCATGATGTTTATAATGATATTATGTTTGCCAAATCAGTGGGAAGAGTCTTTACTTCCCAAATAAAGGGCAAGTATGATTTTAAGGTGGTTAAGGATGAACTTTAATTGTTCCCTGCTTAAACAACAGTATCAAGAATGCATGGAAGACACTGTATATTATGGAATTCCTGTCAGAGACCTAACAAAGGATGATTTAATTGTTGCTTTATATCTTACTGGTAAAAGAGAACATTCACTGTATACCCAAATTGATAAATTTTGTAAGAATAAAAATTAATTATCCCTTGTTTAGTTTACCTTAAACTGCTATAATATATTTGAAAGGAAACATTATGCCCCAATATGAAGTAGAAGTAAAAGACCAAATAAAGGATGAATTGGTTAAAAGGATAAAAGAAATGGCGTGTTCTTTTAATTTGAAAAATGACTTTGATGCTGATATTTTTATAACAGGCATTTCAAAAGCTCTTTGTTCTGAAATTGTTGATTTAAAATATAGGGTTTTAGAACTGGAAAACTTTGTTGAAACACAAAGAAACATATAAAATGGAACAAAAAGAGGATTAAAAGGAACTAAGCAATGGTTGGATTTAATGAACAACATAAGGATTATACTGATGATTCTGAAAATGCAGAGGCCTTGCTCTTATGTGAGAATGTTCTTTGTAATGCTTTATTTCAATATACAAAATTGCCTCAGAATCCAGATACATATAATACTGATATTTCCACTTGTACTACTTTTGCCTTATGTGAGAAGTTATTGGCCTTATATCATGAAGTAAGGCAATTAAGAATTGATGTGGACAAATTAAATAAGAAAGGAAAAGGATAATGACACAGATTAAAAAGACACTAAGAACAATTGATAATTTTTTCTCCTGGTGGCCTCATAATTTTCTTCGTTATAGTTATGATCAGAAATATGTTGAATATGATCAACCAAATATATCTGGAAGCTTTTTATATATACACACAGACTTTGGTTATTACTCATACAAGCATGTATATACAAAGATAGACGACTTTCTTTCAGAACTTCCTGGTATTATTTCCTTTCTTATGTTTTTAATTGGTATGTTGACCTTATATCCTTTATTTTTTCTTATAAAATTACCTTGGATGATAATTAAACACTTCTTACCTAAAAAGTGGTTTTTAGACTGGATTGAACAGGAATATAGAAAAATCAGATGGTTGTATAAGAAAAATCTTTTTAATCTTAACTATAGTATGAATAAAGAGTACATAGAAGGAATAGTAAAGAAAGGACAATGACATGCAAGAAGATAGCAAAGATGATGTTACTATTAAACAGTATAATATGCAAATACTCCATTATTCAGAACAATGTGAATCAGGTTGCTTGGAATGGCTTGAAAAATGTGGATTTGATGGTGAACTTAACTTAACACATCTTATTACAACCCAACTTGTAGAATTGTCAAATAAGGAACATTTAACAGATGAAGAATGCCAGTTATTAGTAATTTTACAATTTTCATTACATGGATTATTCAAAGCATCTGATACCCTTCAGGCAAGAGATGATGAAACCTTTACACAAGATAGTGAAAGATAAAATGAATTATAACAATGAAGTTAATGCCATACTGGAAAACCTTGATTATGATTACTTTGTGTCAAAAAGGGATGGTAATGGTCAGTACTTATATCATTTACTAGAGTATGACAATTTATTTATAAAAAAACGAAATGATGTAATTTGTATTGATTTAGATGGTATTACTTGTGTTTTTGAGGATGGTAAATTTAAAGGTATTAATGAAATTGATGAGCAATTAAAAATACTTGTTTTAAGAAAACTATTAAAAATTTATAGAGAACAGGTTGATAATACTAAAAAAAGAAAAGAAAAGCAATATAAAACTGATAAAAGAGTTATTGATGCTTTTAGGTTTAATGATTAAAAGAAGTTAAGAAAGGAAAAGGATAATGTGCGACATGTATGGACATGCTTATTGGGATAGTCAAACAAATGAGATAATTGAGGATTTTATGAAGTATAATTCTCATAGTGAAATTCCTGTAAACACACATAGAACAATAGTAAAACATGAACCTATTCAGTGTACATTCTCAAAAGACAAAAGTATTATCAATCAAATTATGGTTAAGCCTATTGGATATAAACTAACATCCATAGGCATTGATCCTGTTAATAGAAGGGTTAGTGCTAAGGGTGAAGAAATCCCTTATCTTGCTGCTTTAATTGCTCAATGTAAGTGGGACATTAAGTTTCCTGATGTTGATTCTTTATGTCCATGGATTGAAAGACACTTTGGTGCAAGGGGTGATTTTGATGATTGGTTCCGTCGTAGTCCATTTCTTACAATTAATGCTGATTCAATCCATTATAAAAGAGACCAATATATTATTTCTCAAGAATTCTGGGGTGAAGGTCTTTATGATGCCTACAGGGATGCAGATATAAATACAAGTATAAATAAACATAAATACAAAATTATTGATAGATTCAGAAAGAATCCAAACAAAACCTGGGAACGTGGTGGAATGCAAAGACAGGATGATGCACAAAGGCTTTTAGAAAAACTATACTGTTAAAGAGAAAACAAATGAATAAAAATCATAAAAAAATAAGTATTAAAATGATAAAAGACATTATCAACCTTAAGAAGCTGCAAGAAAAAGAAATTGATAAGCTTTGTGAAGTCTTTCCTTGTGCTTATGATAGTAATATTATTGATGTTTTATGGAAAACACTTAATCTTGCTATTGATAATGCTGAGGCGTATATTACAAATACTCCAGGAGGAAGTGATTGGATCCAGTGGTATTTGTATGAAGCTCCTAGTCCAGCAATGGTAACAATTGAGGATAAAGAATATAAGGTTGAAACTCCTTCTGATTTGTATAATATTATGGTATTGTAGAAAGAAAGAAAGAAAGGAATGTAATGGCACTTATAGAACCAAATAAAGTATATGTTGATAAAAAGGGTTATATATTAGTAACCACCAAGGAACACAAGGATCTAGTTGAAATTAAAAATGTTAGTCGTATTAGTTATATATGCAAAGTTGATGACATCATGAGAATTGTTATAGAAGCACCTGCAATGAATCCTAATATATATGAAGAAGTATAAAAATGATAAAAATTGAAGGAAAGACATATAAACAAACTGATATAGTATCATACTCCCAATCAATGGGGGCATACTATACCTTTGTTATGGTTAATAATAAAGAGAAAGTGGCTGTAAAAAGAAATGGTGTCTGGTCATTTCATGTTCCTGCCATTGCTCC